TTAGTTGCGCCTGCGGTTGTAAAGAAATATGCGTTGTTAGAAATCTCACCTGCGGTAGCAGTATCAAAATTAGTTGCACGGGTTAATACATAAGGAGCGCCCCCACTGCCTGTCGCAGTGACTGTGTAGCAGCCATTATTTGCTTGCGCCGCCTCATCCTTAACTAAGATACGCTGAGAGGTGGTAACAGCATTACCGTCTACAGACAGAGCACCGTTTGCGGTAGCAGTTAGTGTGGCTCCTACTCCAGCAGTTCCGTTGTTGTATGTGTTTGCGGGGAGGGCTGCTGCTGTGGAATAAACTACGGATGGCTGTACGGTAAAACCCGTAGATACCGCTGAGTCTACGTATTGCTTAGTAGCTGCTTGTAAGTTTAGTGTTGGATTAGCATTAAGAAGAACTGTTGAACTAAAAGTAGCCGCACCTGTTGAGGTAAATGCGCCGCCAACAGTCAAGCCTGCTTTAGTCGTAATAGACTGATTAGTGCCTGAAATACGTGCAGCCCAATCGGTTGCTGCTACACCACCGGCAAACAACAACACATCTTTAGTTGCGGTAGCCGTACCAATAATCAGTTCACCGCCATCGTTATAGACATACCCAGACGCAGGTGTAAAAATAGGATAAGCCGCTTCCGTGTAGTTAGAACTACTGATACCCATGTCGATGAAATTATTTGTGCCATCGCCCAAGTTGTTGTAAGCAACAATGTCAGTAGAAGCAGAAGCACCGCCGTTTAAGTTTTGCGCATAAAACTGTGCAAAGCTGTTGAGGTTGGCATACAACTCAGCCAAAGCCGCGCCAAATGTTGTGTAGCTTGTAACGCCTGTACCCACTACTGTAATAGGGCCACCGTCAATTAGAACGTTGCCAGAAGTCTCTTCGTAAATAGCTTTTGAAGATGGGTATGTACAGAACACATCTACGGTGCCTGTGAAGTTGACCAGAGCACCAGCGTTAGAAGAAGACAGGGGTGTAGCGTTACGGCTGAGCGTAGTACCAGAAGAGGTGTACGTTCCGTAGTTAACTTCCCATGCGCCGCTTGCAACATCGGTGATTGCAAAATAAGTGACGTTACCGTTGCCAATAGCAGAGAACCCTTGGAAGCCAGATGCCACCGCGCCTAGCGTAATAGTGCCCGTACCCGGGGCTGCTGCGGATTGTTTAACTCGGTCTTTTACAACGATTGCCATTTTTATTCCTTACGACGGTAGGTTAGTCCAACCGGGTGACTGCGTGTCGTCAATAACCGACCATGCGGGAGATTGAGTGTTACCTATATTTTGCCAGTTTGGGTTCTGGTTGTCATCAATAGAACCCCAAACAAGTACGTCACCAATCAAAACATAAATTTGCACCCCAACAGGGTATACGTTAATTGTGGCGGTAGCACTTAAAGAATCTGATGCGTTGGCTAATTCCGCTACTGTGCGGCTAAAAGTTGCTTGGACGGATTGCGTGTCGGTACCGGTAGCCCCTTCGCCGATCACGGCACCAAAAACTATAGTTGCACTAGACGCATCTAAAGCTCGAGCCAATTCAGAGATAGCTGCCAAAACACTAGCACTTGCGCTAAAAGATGCAGTTCCTGACGCACTTTCTGATAGGGCCGCAAAAACACTTGCAAGCGCCGTTTGAGTATCTGCTGCCGTGGCAATTTCGGCTATCTGCGCCAATACATCCGTGCGGGCTACTTGTGTAGACGTGGCAGTAGCCGTTTCACTGTTGGTGGCTAGTAAAGTGTTATTTGCGTTGAACACCGTGTCGGTGACGGCAGCAGACTCTGCCGCAATACCGCCCAATACGGTTTCGGCATCCATAGACGCTAAAGCTACAGCGCTTTCAGAAACGGCGAAGCTATACGTATTACCGCCTAGAGCGGCAAAGGGTGCTTGGGCAAATGTAACATCACCAAACACCACGCATCCTTAAGCTGCGTCTAACGAGAATTGATACGTAACCGCTAATGTGTCGCCGCTATCTACCGTCTTGTCGCCACCAGTGAAGTCACCAGCAGAAAACAACACGCCTGACGTACCAGAAGCCACTGTACACAATAGTGCACCAGCTACCACTGTGCCATTAACCAACATGGAAAACGACGAGGGTGACGCAGAGTTTGAAATTACTGAAGGGTCAGCAGTAGTGGCTGTACCAAATGTAACTGCCTTACGGTTGCCCGTGTAAGCCGTGCCGGGAACCAACTCAGTCCATCCTGCGTGAACAGCCAAAGTATTACCAGCGGCGTACGTAGTGCCTGAACCGGGGCCTTGCACTAAGCCTAAGAACCAAGCGGCGGTATAGCCTGAGCTTTGGAAATATTTGGCATTCATGTCCTGTAGACCTTCGTTCACAACCAAGTTATGAAAGGTATCAGTCCACTTAAATTGACCATCAGGGCCGTGGCAAGTCACTGTAAAAACACCGCCTGCACCCACACGCTCTGTGCCGCTGGGACGCGCAACCAATGCTGCAGATACTGCGTCTTGGGCTTTTGAAATTTCTGTGCTCATGTTTAATCCTTACGAGATACGCACGATGGCGCTGTTTGCATCGGGGGTTGGGAAAATAATTTGGAACGTGTCGTTGTTTACGGTCTTGTCTGAGCCAAAATCCAACACAGCAACAGATGGGTCACCTGCAACAGAGTCGTTATATATCAGTGCGCCACGCGCAGTAAACGATGCGTTCGTCCAAGTTGAGTTGTTAAACGAAATAAACGCCGTTGGAATGTTAGCAGAGTTGTTACCGGATGTTGGCGATGTAGAAATCACCAAAGTATTACCGCCCGCCGTGTAGCCAGTGCCGGATACTTCACCAGCCATACCTACTGTATAAGCCGTGGTCGAGGCGCTGAGATTGGCGGCACCTGTGAATAGCGCAACCTTAAACGTATTAGGCGATGTAGGACCAAAGTTATGGACTGCTTGAAGCAGTTGCACTTTAAAACTTGTTGTGGCCGTTTGAAGAATACTCATGATACCGCCGTTCTAACTTGACCATCGCGATAAGCATCCATACGTTGCTTACCATCAGCCAGATTTTTATACAGAGCAATTGCTTGAACATAACGCTCCTGTGCAAGCTGAACCATACCTTGATCGCCCTTCATGTACACAAGTGCTTCACAGATAGTGCCGTACAGCAAAACAGAATCAAAGTTATCACCAAGCCAAGACGTATTTGAGGTCACAATTGACTCAGGATAGTAGTAGTAGTGAAGCTCCGCCATATACGCAGCATCGGGCGTGGGGCCAACAATAAACGCCAACTCATTTACATCATTAGATTGCGGCCCAAAGATTGCATAATGTTTGGGCTTACCTGTAGTTGCTGGATTTGGATATGCTTCACGCATGAAGTTTACATCTTTGTTTAGCAAATACAAAAAATCACCTGTACCAGATGCTGGGTATATGGCTAAGCTATATGCCGACAGAAAATCAGATGGGCACCCCAAATACTTGTTACCAGAACTTAAAGCGCCTGTCACGTTCTTTCTTAAATTAGCAGGTTGCGCCGTGTTATAGATGCGCTGCTCCGCCTGACGAATGAACGTATTCATATTGTCAGTTGGGAAAGAATTCTCGCAGTAGTCGCCTACCTGCGTGACAAGCTGGGTGTAGTTCATGCCATCGGGCCTCTAGACATCACGCCTTTAGTCGCTGCACCTGCGCCACGCATTTTGATGCCAGATGTTTTAGCTGCTGGCTGTGCACGACGATAAACGTTACCTACAGCCATATTGACCGTTCCGGCGTCGCTGTGATCTGGACCACTGCCGGGATTGGTAGAAGCCGTAACCACTTTGCCCGTCATAGTATGGGGTGTGGCGTATACCGCAGCATCACCAACTTCTTTGCCCATTATCTTTTTGCTGAATGTAGCCATGATTAGCCTCGTTTCTGTGCGGCAATTTTTGCCAAGTTACGACCCATAGACAACATATCGGCATTGGTTTTACCTTTGCCTTTACCCTTGCCGCCCATCATTTCTTTTTGGGTAGGGCCACTGTTGCCCAAATTTTTGCCTTCGGTCTTGCCTTTTTTAGCGATGCCGTCGGCTGATCGTGTGTATGCCATATTAAGCTCCTATCTGTATCGTTACTGTACCAATTTGTACACTTAATGCCAAGTAGTTTGGCGTCAAACCATCATCATTTAATCTAGACCCGCCAACCGGGTTCCAGCCCCACTGAATATCTCGTGAACCACCTGCGGTGTATCCATTAACGTTTACACCAGAAGTCACATACGTTGTGTCCTTGCGTGGGTTACGCAAAGCCTGTGGATCATCAACAGGAAATGTACCAAGCATCAACTGTGGCTGGTCGGGGTCCCAGCACTCATGGCAAACCAACAACTGATACTTTCTCTGCTTAATAACTTCTGTTTTAAGCTTTTTAAGTAGGTATTGCTGGCCACAGCGGTCGCACATGGCAATCGCTTTTTTGCCGGATGCAAACCTATTTCC